ATACTTTCTTTCGTATGTCTTTTGACAGTTACCGTATTCTTTGTGAAGACCTTTTACAATCTTCTTCATCTCATTCATCTTTCTATTATCAATAATACCTGCTAAAGAAGTATCTTCTTCTAAAGAGTTGATCTTAGATTCGTAAGCTGCAATAATTTCTGAGATAACTTCTAATTGCATCTCCATTGCTCCTTTACTACAAGTTCTTTCTATGATCTTTGCTACCTCTTCTGCAGTGGTACCCTTTAGAGCTTCTTTGACGTATTCTTTTACCTCATCAGAAACTTCAGTAGATACTTCTACCTCTGGCATCATTTCGCCTTCGTCAACTTCTTCTTCAGTATTCTCTCCTAAATGAGATGCATCAATATCCATTGGTGCTAATGCTTTCTCTATCTCACCACATAAGTACTGAGCAACATCTTCTGCATAAAACATCTCACCACTGTCTTGGTGATCTTGGTAAATGTCTTTTGCACACTGTAAGAACTTCTCTAATAAAGGTTGACTTGTTAGTCCCTCTATTCTGTCCTTAGTGTCTTGATCTTCTGCTAACATACTAACTGAGGTTAGTTTGTTTTCTGTCAAGAACTTTCTGATATTAAAGTTATCCATAATCTTTATTAGAAGTTTAGTACTGCGTAATCAAATGCTAAGGTCATATCAATAGATACTGCTTCTGCACTTGACCAGTCATACGATCCGAAGTTAGAAGATTCTACGAATGCTCCTTTCAAGATCCACTCTCCAACAATATCCCCTACAGGACCTAATACGTTGAAGGTAACATCTTTCTTGTAGAGATCTGAATAGTTAGCACGACCAGTTACTGATTCGTATCCTGCTCTAGCCCACTCCATTACTGCCTGAGTACCTGAAGGTGTGATTGGATCATATAATGATACTGACATATTCTGCCAATCTCTCTTACCTCTCAATCTACGATAAGTATTGATGTGATGTAAGGTAATGGGCTGATCACTGAACTGTGGTGCGTTCGCTGTCTTCACTAAGTATGAAGGAATACCGTCAATGTACATGATGAACCTATTTTGAACTTTTGGTTCAAAAGCGTTGAACATGATTTCGTTAGCGTCTAATATTGGCATCTTATTACGTTTTTTACTTTATTATAAATAGTTAGACTTCAAATCTTGCACCAGTTGGTTCTACTACGAAATCAAGTACTATAAACTCTGCAGTTTTAGTAGGTTGAATGTAGATCTGACCTACTAACATATTTCTATCAACTACATCCGCTGGATTGTTGATATCATCCATTACAACTCTAAATGCATATAAACCTTCTCTCTGGACTACTATGTCTAAGTAAGGATTTACTGCTGCTAAGAATCTGTTTCTTGTAGCGATTGAGTTTTGTTCGAATACTAAGTTATTGGCTTGATTACCAATGAATCTCTTCAAGGTGATCAATAGTCTTCTAACGTTTACTCTATCTAAAGCACTTGGCTTAGTTTGTAATGTTTTCTGACCGTATGCTACAACTCCTGTTCCTGGGAAGGTTGCTAATGGGTTTACCTTAGCTGAGTAAAGTGAATCTCTATCTGTCTTAGATAACTTTCTCTCTGCTCTCAATACTCCAGGAATACCACCTCTTACCATACCTGCTGGTGCAAACCATGATGCTGCTACTGAATCTGAGAAGGCATAAACACCTGGCATAACAACTGATGCTGGAGACCAAATCTGTTTACCTATTCCTTGAGTCTGTACTTTTACCCACGGCCAGTAAGTTGCTGCATAAGAACTGTTTAGCTCTTTTGCTTCTAATACTGCATCTCCTACTGCTGCTCCATAAGGTACAGTGTCTAATATGTAAATAGAATCTCCTCTCTCTTGTACTAAGTCTAAATACTTACCTACTGTAGTAGCATGTTGTTGTTGATTCAAACCTGGTGTTACTAAAACATCAAATCTGTAACCCTCTGTATTGTTTAGGACTTTTACTGCGTTAGAGTATCCAGGAACATCTCCTGCTAGTGCTTCAATACCTTCTGTATCGTCACCGTTGATCTCATGTAAGAACTTAGCTCCTGCTGGTGCTATTGAACCTTGACCACTGATAAAAGGAATAACACCTTCTGCTCCTGCTAAGACGTCTAAGTCTGCTGCAAACGCTGCTTTAGGTTTTCCTGAGTTATCAAAGTAATCTGGTTGCTGTACGTTTACTGACTGTACTCTTACTAATCTTGATCTGTTTGGATATTCACCATACTCCTGTACTGCGTTACCTTCTGCATTCAATGCATAATGTGTATCACCAATAACTGCTGCAATGTAGTTCTCAGAATTTGGATCTAAGTTTACATTACTGTATGTCTCTAAGAAGATAGGAGTCTTGTCTGTATCATCACCTCTTCTGATGTAAATATCAAATACACCTAAATCAGAATCTACATCTCTCAACTCTACTCTGAAGTTGTCAACAGTACCAGCATCTACTGAACCGTCATCTTGTACAGAACCTGATGAGTTGAATATCTCTCCTTTACCTAATGTTTCTAAAGTGAAGAAGGTACTTGGAGCTGATACGTTAGTACCACCTGCTAAAGTTCCTACTAATTCTTCTGCTGCTCCTTCTGCTACTTTTACTTCTAAACCTTCGTAAG